AAGGCGACACGGGAGATCCAGGCGCTGACGGCACAGTTCCGGGCCCCAAGGGCGACAAAGGCGATAAGGGAGATACAGGTGACGCCGGAGCTGATTCGACGGTGCCGGGACCTCCTGGAGAAGATGGCCCGAGCGCTTATGAGGTTGCAGTCAGCAATGGTTTCACTGGCACAGAGGCTGAATGGCTCGATAGCCTTGTCGGACCTGAGGGTCCGGAAGGGCCAGAGGGTGCAGCGTCTACAGTTCCCGGTCCCCCAGGCACCGATGGTGCTGACTCCACAGTTCCGGGCCCCAAGGGCGACAAGGGTGATAAGGGAGATACGGGAGATCCCGGCGCAGATTCGACCGTACCTGGACCACCAGGTTCCGACGGTGCGGATGGCGACAGCGCGTACGAAGTTGCCGTCAATAACGGTTTCTCGGGCACGGAAGCAGAGTGGCTAGAGAGTCTTGTAGGAGCCGATGGAGCTGACTCTACCGTTCCTGGACCTACGGGTTCGACCGGACCGGCAGGAGCAGACGGATCCAAGTGGTACACAGGATCTGGTGCTCCTTCAAATGGAACTGGAGCTAACGGAGATTTCTATCTTCGTTCGAACGGTGACTATTACGGTCCCAAGGCCTCTGGAGCTTGGGGATCTGTTGCGGGCAGTCTCTTAGGTCCTACTGGTGCCACCGGTGCTACAGGTCCTGCTGGGTCAGCAGGCGGTGGATCTGCGATTGACGCTTTCTTACTGATGGGAGCATGACATGACAACTACGTACAAGGTTCTGGGTCAGGTCGCTCCGTCGGCAAACACGGATACCGATCTGTATACGGTTCCGGGAAGCACTCAGACTGTCGTCTCGACCCTGGTGATCTGTAACCAGAACGCTACGAACATCACATATCGTGTGGCGGTTCGTCCTGCTGGCGCAGCCATCGCAACCAAGCATTACATCGAGTACGATGTAATGTTGCCTCCTAACTCTAGTGATTCACTTACGTTAGGGTTGTCTTTAGCGGCAACTGATGTTGTGACGGTGCGTTCAAACACGACCAACGTGTCCTTCAATCTGTCTGGAGCGGAGCTGACATGAGTGTACGTCGGCAGGGAGTTCAGAGAGATCGGGCTCCTCGTACCGGCGGAGGCTACAAGGCGCGAATGCTGGGGTTTGCTCCTCTAGGGTACTGGCGTCTTGATGAAACGTCTGGAACGACGGCGTTTGACTCATCTGGAAATGGTCGAAACGGAACCATCACTGGGTCCAACTTTCTTCTGAATCAACCAGGTGCAATCAACAACACAGATCCGGGCGCCAAATCAGTGAAGCTAACTGGTTCAGCAACGCATATTCTCATCCCTACGGGATCGTGGATGAATGTGACGAACCATGCATCTTGGGTTTGGTGGATGAAGTCCGGTTTCAACGCGAATAACGCGGGCATATTCTCTCGCTATCAGAATGGCGGAGGAGGTGTTGCTTCGTGGTTGCATTGGTTCAATACGGCGAGCGGTATTGATTTTCGAATCATGATTGGTGGAACGGCAAAGTCTGTTTCCATCAACTGGCCTCAGCTAGGTGTATGGACCATGTTGTCTGCTACCTTCGATGGCACAACGCTTCGTGGCTATGTCAACGACAACGAGGTCGGTAGTCTCGCGGCTTCGGGCAACATCGACACAGGAACCGGCGACATGAGTCTTGGTTCTTATCAGGCCGGAACATGGAGCATCCAGAACCACTTCCTCGATGAGGTGGCTTTCTTGGGTTCAACACTCAAGGGCACGGACATCGTCGATCTCTACAATGCTGGAGTCGGCATTCGCTAGGAAAGGAGGCTCCATGAAGAAGACTGTAGACGAAGTGCTTGAACATCACGGCGTAAAGGGTCAAAAGTGGGGCGTCCGGAAAGCCGCAACGTCTGGTAGTTCTTCTGGAACTGCCTCGGCAAAGGCTAGCTCTTCAGAAAGTCCTCGAGCAGCTGCTGGAGCGGCTAAGGCAAAGCAGGTTCTGGTAGATCATGCCTATGCGAAGAGATCGGCTCAAATCGCAGGTCTCTCAGTATTAGGGATCGCTGCCGCTGGTCTTGCACCGGGTCTACTTCCAGCAGCAGTAGTAGCCGCGGCCGGAGGAACTACGGTTCTTTCGGCAAAGGTTGCTTTGGCAGCAACTGTCGCCACTCGAGCAGCATATGTTCAGAACTACATTAGCTATGCAAAGCGAGCCAAGGCTCGTGTAGTTTCGGTAGCTCACGCAGACGGTCCAAGCGATCCAACCGTCGAGCAGGTATACAACGCTCTCACACCCAAGCAGAAGCTTTCTGCGCATCTTCTGATCGAGGATGCAACTCAGGGTGTTGAGTTTGCAGACGATCCTGACGTACAAGATGGTTGGGCCTCTATGACTCCTACTGAAAGATCGGTGGTGCTTTTCTTGGCAAGCGGAACGGGCCTGCCGGGATCGGCAGCGCATAGTGATGCTGTAGATGAGGTTCTCGCTCACCACGGCATCAAGGGTCAGAAGTGGGGCGTCCGTCGTCCTGTCGGTTCATCGGGACTAGTCTCTCGAGTGGTCGGAAAGAAGGCATCTTCGGAGCCGGTTTCGACGGGCTTGAAGCCTCGCACGGGTTCTGCCGATCAGATCGCCCAGGATCGGATTCAGAAGAAGATCGACACGAACGGGATTCATTCTCTGTCGAACACAGAGCTTCAGTCCTACACGCGTCGACTTCAGCTGGAGAAGGACGTCAACAAGGCTCTTTCTGAGCAATCGGTGGCTACCAAGGCCAAGACCGATGGTTTCATCAAGAGGTTCATCAAGAGTCAGGGCAGTCGACAAATTGACCGTGTTGTGAACAAGGCGCTTGACGTTGCTATGGAGCAAGCGGTTCTAGCTACAGGACTTAAGCTGCACAAGAGCTCCAAGCATTTCGATCCTAAAGAGAAGCTGCCGTCAAACCTTGATGCCGGTAAGGCTCTTGTAGAGGTTTCCAAGCGCATGGCCCCCAAGAAGGGCAAGTAGTAGAAGGGAGGGTTGGCGATGAGTTTGAGTAATCGGGCAGTGCCCGTGTACTACGAGGAGTTCCGCGATTTGGTTCTCCAAAAGGAAATTCCGGTTTGCCGGGAGATCCTCATGGAGATGGATCGCATTGAAGCGCTCATCGCCAGCCCGCGCGTCTACTACGACGGGTCCAAGGTAGAAGGCTTTGTCAGGTTCTGCGAAGATGAGCTTACGCTTACTGACGGAGAGCCTTTAGTTCTGCTCGACACCTTCAAGGTGTGGTCGGAACAAGTGTTCGGATGGTGGTTCTTCGAAGAGTTTGACGACTACGTCAAGAATGAAGACGGTCGCGGAGGTCACTGGGAGCGTAAGACAGTCAAGAAGCGTCTTACCAACATCCAGTATCTGATCGTGGCTCGTGGTGCGGCTAAATCGCTCTATGAGTCGTGCATTCAGAACTATGGTCTGAACTGCGATCGACATACTACCCATCAGATCACTACCGCTCCAACGATGAAACAAGCCGAAGAGATCATCGGTCCTATTCGCACTTCCATCACCCGTGCGCGAGGGCCGTACTTCAAGTTTCTGACGGAGGGTTCACTTCAAAACACTACGGGGTCACGAGCTCTCAGACAGAAGTTGGTTCCCACTAAGAAGGGAGTCGAGAACTTTCTGACCGGCTCCTTGCTTGAAGTACGACCCATGTCGATTGACAAGCTTCAAGGACTTCGGTCCAAGTACAACACGGTGGATGAGTGGCTGTCAGGCGATATTCGTGAGGATGTTGTTGAGGCTATTCGACAGGGAGCGGAAAAGGTCGATGATTGGCTCATTGTAGCAGTCAGTTCAGAAGGAACAGTTCGAAACGGTGCTGGTGACAACATCAAGCTGACTCTTCAGGAGATTCTCAAGGGTGACTATATTGCTCCTGAGATTTCTATCTGGCATTACAAGTTGGATGAGCTTGAAGAGATCAAGAATCCGGACATGTGGGTCAAGGCACAGCCGAATCTTGCTAAGACCGTGTCATATTCTACCTACCACAAGGCGGTAGAGCGTGCAGAAAAGTCGCCCTCACAACGTAATGACATCCTGGCAAAGCGCTTTGGCATTCCGATGGCAGGATTCACATACTTCTTCACATACGAAGAAACTCTGCCCCATCGTAAGCGTAAGTTCTGGGGACTCCCTTGTTCTTTGGGTGCCGACCTGTCGCAGGGTGATGACTTCTGCGCATTCACCTTTTTGTTTCCCCTCCCAAACGGAAAATTTGGAGTAAAGGTTCGTAGCTACATCACAGAACGAACCATGGGTCGACTTCCTGGATCTACTCGGTCCAAGTATGACGAGTTCATTGATGAAGGCAGCCTTCATGTCATGCCTGGAACTATCTTGGATGTCGATGGTCAGATCTTCGATGATCTCGATGCACACATTCAGACCTGTGACTACGATGTACGTACCTTTGGCTATGACCTTTACGGTGCTCATGCTTTCGTTGAAAAGTGGAAGCAGATGAATGGTCCTTACGGTATGGAACGAGTCATTCAGGGGGCAAGAACCGAGTCGGTCCCACTCGGCGAACTCAAGAACCTGTCCGAAGAACGTCTCCTTCTCTTCGATGAGCTTCTCATGCAGTACTGCATGGGTAATGCGGTTGTCGAGGAGGACACGAACTACAACAGAAAGCTCATGAAGAAACGCTACGAAGAAAAGATCGACAACGTATCGGCGGCTCTAGATGCTTTCGTTGCTTGGAAACTCAACAAGGAGATGTTCGAATGACACAGGAAGGGAGGTGACTAATGGCAGAACCACGGCGTACACGAATCGGTAAGTCACTTCGTCACGCTTGGAATGCTTTCGTCTCTGACAGAGAAACTCAGTCGTTTGCGAAGCAAAACCAGTACTCGCGTTTCTATGGGCAGTCTTCAGGACGTAGTTCCGGATCGGTCAGTCTTCGTTATGCCAACGACAAGACGCTCTTGACTGCGATCTACGTTCGTATGGCTCTTGACGCGGCCAGCGTTGACTTTCGTCACGTAAGGCTTGACGACGATGATCAGTACAAGGAAGATATTCCCAGCAATCTGAACAATTGCTTGACTGTCGAAGCGAACATTGATCAGGCGCCTCTGGCTTTCTTCCTCGATGTCTACATGTCCATGTTTGACAATGGATGTATCGCGATTCTTCCTACGGACACTACTATCAATCCCGACATTAGTGGGGGTTGGGACGTTCTCAAGATGCGTGTTGCGGAAATTCTGCAATGGTATCCACAGCATGTAAAGCTTTCTGCCTATGACGAGACCGATGGTCAACGGAAGGAACTTACAGTTCCTAAGAATTCCGTAGCTATCATCTACAACCCATTCCACGAGGTCATGAATGACGGGGCCAGTGTTCTTCAGCGACTTGTTCGCAAGCTGGCGATTCTCGACACTCTTGACGAGAAGTCTGTGAACGGAAAGTTGGATCTTCTGATTCAGCTGCCTTACACGGTTCGTGGACAGACCAAGCAGAATCAGGCAGAAGAGCGTCGTTCCTTCCTCGAAAGTCAGTTGAAGGACAGTCCGTTGGGCATCGGATACATCGATGCCAACGACAAGGTCATTCAGCTCAACAGGCCTGTGGACAACAGTCTCATGAGTCAAGTCGAATACCTCGTGAACCTGTTGTACAGTCAGCTCGGACTCAAGCCCGAGATCATGGATGGTTCTGCTGACGAGAAGACGATGCTTCAGTACATGAACCGAACCGTTGGTCCTCTTGTAAAGGCAGTCAAAGAAGGAATGATTCGTTCTTTCTTGACGAAGACTGCTCGAACTCAAGGACAATCGATCCTGACGTACTGGGATCAGTGGCAGTTCATTCCGTTGTCAGAGATGGCTAATCTCATCAACGCACTTCTTCGAAACGAAGTCATCACGGCAAATGAGATTCGTCCGAAGATCGGTTTCAAGCCACATCCTGATCCGAATGCAAATAAGCTTTCCAACAGTAACATGCCTGGAGGAAACAATGCTGCGTTGGACCAGAATGGCGATCCGATTGTTGATCCTGCGGTTGATGGGACAGGAGTTGCTCCTGATGCCACTCAGCCGCTATTCGATGAGATGAATTCCATTCTCGACAAGGCTTTCAAGGATCTGGGGGTGGATGAGAATGCCCCGTAGCGTAGACGACGTGATTCAACACGCGGCCTACGATCCTGTTGCTCGCCGAGAGCGCTATCTCAAGACACGTCAGCTCAAGGGTCGAAATGGGTCGGTACAGCCGATCCCGGCACCAAAGGCTGGTGTGGGGTCAAGGGTGGTCGAAGGAGGCAATGCCGCTTCGAATGTGCACGCCAACAGAACACAAGCTATTCAAGCCGCTTCAGCAGCAAGGCAGGTTTCCCAGATTGAAGGACGTCTGGGTACGCTGAAGAAGCACTTGAATGAACTACTCGCTAAGCAGAAGGCCGAGGCCGGATCGAGTAGTGATTCAAAAAGCAGCGACTCCACGTCTTCGAAGTCTGGAGGAGGCACCAAGGGCGACAGTAAGCCAAAGACTGCCGCTCAGAAGGCCGCTGCGAAGGATGCGTTGGCTAAGGCACAGAAGGAACGTGCCAAAGAACAAAAGGCAACGCCCGACAAGAAGGACGAAACGAAGACAGCACCATCGTTGCAAGAGCAGATCGACAAGACCAGAGCTGTTATCAGCGATGTCGAGTCGAAACTGAAAGCTGCAAAGGATCTAGCTCGAAACCAAACGGCATCGAACGGCCGTTGAGATGAAACGGAAGGAGAACCGTCAAAATGGGAAGTAATACTACCCAGATCGATCGCGAGCCTGACTTCAGTGGCTACGTGACCAAGGCGGGGATCGTGTGCACCGACGGCCGGATGATTGACGCCAAGGCCTTCGAGCACCAGGACGGCGAAGTCGTCCCGTTCGTCTGGCAGCACGGTCACAAGGACGTCGAAAACGTCCTCGGACACGTGCTTCTGGAGAAGCGACCCGACGGAATGTACGGCTACGTCTACTGCAACAAGACCGCCAAGGGCAAGCACGCCAAGGAGACCGTCGACCACGGCGATCTCAACTCGATGTCCATCTGGGCGAACGATCTGAAGGAGAAGATCTCCGCAGGTGTTCGTCACGTTCTCGGTGGCGGCATCAAGGAAGTGTCTCTCGCTCTTGCGGGCGCTAACTCAGGTGCGAAGATCGACAACATCAAGATCGCTCATAGCGACGATCCTGATGACCCGGATGACCCTCAGGGCATCCAGACCCTGCCCGACGAGGCCTTCATTCGCATGGGGCAGCCTCTCGAGCACGCAGTC